GCTGCGATGGCGCAAGCGGCACCGGGTGTAGGCAAAGCGATGAAAGACATCGCGCAGGCACAGCAGATAAGTGAAGGCGGACAATGAACAACACTGTAAAGGCGACATTATGTTCGTTGCCGAAAGATTTCATAGATTGGCTTGAGTCACTGAGAAACAAGAATCCATTGCGAGGCAGTGACTCGTGCCGCAATGCCAACTCTGTTTTTGTTGAGATTGGTAAGAACATCATTGTTGATACCATCTTGGAAGAGCGGGATAAGGCGATAAACCCTCGCGACCCAGAGGCAAAGCCGATAAACGGGAGCGAGTTAATTTTACAACCAGTAACTGAATAAGGAAAGGATTGATTGATGGCTGATGAAAATGGAAATGTACAGACCGCATTCTATGACAGTTGGGGTTTGTCGGACGAAGACAAAGGGTATATCCAATCTTCGAATTACCAAGACGCGAGTGCTGTAGTGAAAGCATTGCGTGACACGAAGGTGTATGTTGGCGCAGACAAGAATGATTTGTTCCGTATACCGAAAGCGGACAAAGATGGCAATCGTGATTTGAGTGAAGTGTACAAAGCGTTGGGTCGTCCTGAAAAAGCGGAAGATTATAAATTGGGTGACACTGAATTTGCGAAAGCAGCGTCACAGAAATTGTTTGACCTCGGTATTTCCTCGAAGCAAGCGGAAGCGTTGTTGGCATTTATGACAGAACAAGACAGCGCAAATCAGAAAGCGGCTGACGAAGAGTGGAATAATCAGGTAGAACAAGGACTTAAAAATCTTCGCAAAGAATGGCAAGCTGACTATGAAGCGAACGTAGCGGTGGCACAGCAAGCAGTGCGTGACATTGCGAGCAAGACAGGTTTCGGCGAAGACGAACTGAACAAGATTGAAAAGACGCTGGGTTCGGACAAAGCGTTGAAATTGTTCTACAGTTTTGGTGCGGCACAGGGTGGCGTGAAAGCGTTACAGAATTATAACTCGGGTCAAGAGACCCCAGAAATTGCAGCGTATAAATTGAAAGAAATGCTTGCGGATAAAGAGACCGCGAAGTTGTTATCGCAGAACGACCACAAGACTATCAAAGAAGTTCGCCGTTTGACAGAATTATCGATGAAGGGGAATTAAAATGCAGAAACCATATATTATTCACACAAAACCGATTGGCACAGAAGTTTGGTTCTTTGACCCAGATTTAACATCGGAATGCCCAGTACAAAAGAGTTTGGTATTGGGTTCGTTCATACACAAGACCGAAGGGGAAGTGTTTTATTTCCTGTTAGAAAAACAGATTCCAAGTTACGCCGTGTATGAGACTGAAGACGAAGCCAAACAGATGCGGGATGTATTTATGTTGTACCGCAAAGAGTTGCTGAAGGCGAACGAAGAAAACAAGAAACGCTTTGACGAATTACGCAAGGGAAATTTGTTCCCGACATTTACGGTGGACAATCTTGAGGAAGTCAAAGAACAGATGTACAAAGAAACATACGGAGACAAAGATGCAGAATCCGAGAGCGCTACAAATTAAAGGCGCCGCTGGGTATTACGTCACCGATACTGGTGACGTATATTCCAGAAATTATAATGGTACAGGTAGAATCAAAAAAATGCACGGTTCAAAAAACGGTGATGGTTATTTGTATGTGACATTATTTTTAGATGGGCGAAAAAAATATAAACGTGTACATCGTCTAGTTGCTGAAGCGTTTATACCAAATCCTGATAACAAACCTCAGGTAAATCATAAGAATGGCGACAAAACAGATAACCGGGTTGAAAATCTGGAATGGGTTACCGCATCTGAAAACACGAAACACAGTTATGATGTTTTACATAGGAAACTGTCAAAGGCGTGGTTAGGTAAGTTTGGTAAACAACACCATTTATCTATACCTATATTGCAAATAAAAGACGGCATAGTTATTGCAGAGTATTACGGTGCGTGTGAAGCAGAACGTAGTACAGGTATTATGTTTGGTAATATAGCGGCGTGTTGTCGCGGCGAACGTAAACACGCTGGTGGTTATGAATGGAAATATAAACAAAGGAGTTAAAAATGCAAAATCCTCGTGTATCCAGAATGATGCATAAAGAGCGTCATATGCGTGATGGGAAAGTAATGTTGAATTTATTAAAATACGATGTGATGTGGGTGGTACAACATTGGGGATATTTAGGCAAAGAAAATGCTTGCGATTTCTTCAGATATATTGTATCATTATTCAATGAAGAGTTAGGTAAGAAATCTAAGTCTTCGAAAAAAGATACCCTTCCCGATGTTACGGGCACGTCTGTTGCAAAAGATGTGGGCGAAAAATCGGCGGGCATCAAAGAAAAGGAAATTTGAAATAGGCGGTTATTTGCAAAACCTTCCCCGTTTGAATGTCCTAACAAGAACTGACGTAAGTCATAAGTTAACATTTGAATAAAAAAGGTAGCAAAAATGGCGACTACATACAATGGCGCTAGCAACTCGAACACATATAACGAGCAACTTATAGCGCAAGAATATAGCAATTTGATGATGCCTGTTATTCAACAGGGTGAAACCCGCACAGCGGAATCCACATTGTTGAAGACTGGTTTGACTGTCCGTGACGTCCAAGTCATTGACTACATCAAGAAACTTTCAGTCCGTACAGTAACTGACTTGCAGGGTATCCGTGCGACAGTTGCTGACACAGCACAATTCGAAACCCGCTGGCTTCCAGCACCACACTTGGTGGAAAACTGCTTGCAGAAATCAGCGCAATTTGATTTATTGACTTTGGTTTCTGAAGAATCTGCTGTACGTCAAGCACAGATTATGGCGTTCAAAACTCATATGGACGTTGAATTTGTGACTGCGGCAAAAGGTTTTGCGATCACCAATTTGGCGAACGTTGCTGAAGTAACGACACCGGGCAGTGAAGCACCTCAGGGTATCACTTCTCCGTATTCGTATGTTGCGTTACCGGCTGGCAACAAGTATACTCCGGCTGCTTCTACGACATTCACAGAAGCCTTGGATGAAATCTTGGATCGTTTGAACAAGAAAGACGTAGATATTTCTGCGAATCCAGTTATCTGCTACACCACATCGGATGCGGAAAAACTGTTATTCCAAGACCCACGTTATGACAACTGGAACAACATGGGCACACAGGTTCTGTCGAGCGGCGCTTTGGCTCCATATCGTGGAATCAAATTTGTCCATCTGTCTGATGCAGATGTCTGGAACAACGGCACGGAATGCTTGGTTGTTGCGGGTAAACCTGTTTGCGTAGGTATCTGGAGCGACTTGTCAACGAAGATTGACACATTGCCAGAACATTCTTATGCAAAACAAATCTATACTTCTATGTCGATGGCTGCGGCACGTTTGGACGAAGACCGCGTATTTGTGATCGATATTCAGAACATAGACTAATGAGGTTGCTATGATAAACACACTGACCGAAACTGACATTGCAAACAATGCTTTAGACCATGTTGGTGGGTTGAATATTCAAAACATCAACGACACCAACAATCCTAATGCTATCTTGTGCAAGCGTCACTACGGTCAGTGTGTCAAGGCAGAATTGGACAAGTTTGAATGGATGTTTGCGTATAAGGTGACGCGTGCGTTGCCTGTGAATTTGGAAGCGCATCCAGAAGCCGAAATCACTGGGTATATTGCGTATCATTTACCCGAGGATTTCAGCAGATTATCACAATATTTCTTTGGCGAAAGGTATCCGTATCGCCACAATCAATATGATTTAGGGCATACATATTTTCTGACGAGCGAATATTTATATACACGGTTCCCGATTGAGAACATACCGTACATATCACAGGATGTACCGATGCAGAAGTGGCCGACATTATTTTGTGATGTTGTGGCTGCGGCACTGGCATTGCGGATTGCTCGTAAGATAATGGGTACTGATGCGGATATAGCATTTATAAATCAAGTATATAACAGAGAAGTGTCAGCCGCTCGCCGTCAGCAGTTATTACAGATGGAACCGAGTGCGACAGGAACGACTGACACGCAAGACGCGAGGTTGTTCTATGGCTACTGGTTCTGATAAAAAAGTACACGGTATTACCGCGTTTAATTCCGGTGAATATTCAAGTGATTTAGCGGGGCGCACGGACTTAGAGTCGTTTGCGTCCTCTAGTCGTTATAGTTGCAACTTTCTCACGCAGGTGTCTGGCGGTTTGAAAAAGTTTTACGGGACGTATCACATCACGGAAAAATCAAAACCAGACTATATATTGAAGATGATACCATTTGTGAATAAATATGAGCCAATGGTGTTTGTGATATTTGGGCCAGAATCCGAGGGTGCCACGGGATTAAAGGTTGGTTTATTACACGGGGATAACTATCAGGATCTAGATATAGAGGTGCCAGCGACAGTTGTGCCGAGTGAATTGCGGTGGCAGCAAGTGAATGATCGTTTGATATTGTGTCACAAATCAGTACAGCCATTTGAAATAGACTTTTATGGTATTGACGATGATGGTAATTATGTATTTACGACAACAAACATACCATTTACGGAAGTACCGTATTTCCCAGTGGGCTCTACAAATGATTATCGTGGTACATTTGTAGCGAGTGCGTTAACTGGCGAGATTACATTGACAGTAACGGACGATAATATTGCGACATATTTTCCACCAGTGTTAGTTTCACAGAGTACATTTACACGGACAGCAAAATTAAAACATTGTAGTGTTGGTATAGATGTTAAAGTTAACAATTCTGTTTTAACGCTAAAACGCATACGCGGAGGTGTTGAGACCACATTGGCAACAGGTGTAGTAAATACTTATAAAACAAAGGCAACCGGGGCTTATAACGATCTTCTTATTACAGTTACAGATTCTGTAACACGTGAAAGTGTTTTGCGTGTAGTACAAACAGTATGCCCAGATGCGTATATCGATGATTATAGAATTGTTATGCCGGGGTTAACAGGGCATACAACAGGGGATATATATTACACAGAATTAGTAACCGGACGTATTAAGATTGAGTGTGGCACACAAGAAACGATTGTGTCGCCACAAACATATACATCTGAACAATTTACAACGGAGGCTATTACAACAGATGCTATAAATGCAGAAGCGTTGGTTGGGCGTAAGATAAAATTGTTTTTTAATGATGACACACAAATAGACCCGTGGTGGCAGGGTAAGACAGTTACAACAGGTGATTATGTTTATAGTAACGGTCATTGGTATAAAGCACAAAATAGTGGGACGTGTGGTAATGTACAACCATCACACACATCTGGTATCCGTACTGATGGTGCAGTTGCGTGGTTGTATGTACACAGTGGCTCAAACACAGGCACAGTATTATCTGTTGATGAAGCACAAAATCAAATAACTATTTTAGTACCAAAGGGTGAAATCCCAAAGAACACCGCAAATATCTATCGTGTGTATTCGTGGTCTATATGGGGTAAAGATGGGATACATCCATCAGATGTGTATTGGGTCGGTGGTCGTCTTGGATTTGTGTGTAACACAACGAACTTTGGCGCTTGGAATGCAATGTCTGTGACTGATGATTATTTTAATTTTAGCACAGAAGAATACGGCGAACAATTAGACACATCTGCAATTGTGAGTATGGTTGGCAACAACGAAGCGTCAGAAATAAATTGGGTGCTTGCGCGTACAAAATTATATATGGGTGGATACTCTGGTGAATACTTTGTGAATCCGGGTGGGTCGCAGAGACGCTCAAGTGTGTATACCCCAACGAGTACAAACATTGAAAACATATCGAATATGGGTGGCCGTCCTGTTGTGCCGTTGAAGTACAAAGAATTGAATATGTTTGTCGGTGGTTCAGGCAAAGAATTGTACACAATATCGTATGATTATACCACGGACGATTATTCGCCACGTATGCTTGGGTATTTGACACAGCATATTATGGAACGTGGTATTCGCCGTATGGAAGCGGTGAACAATCTTGACCGTAACATCTATATGTTGCACGACACTAATGAATTGTCATTGTTTAATTACGCGGCAGAACAAAAAGTTCTTGGATTTACGGAGTTGGATTTCGGCAATGAAGTTGTTGACTTCTGTTCAACGCACGCAAACGAAGAGGTCGCTGCGTATGTTGCTGTGAAACGTAATGACAAGAGTGCAACAATATCACAGACGCGTGGTGGTGATACGCTTGGCACACTGACAGTTGATATTGAAAAGTTCAGCAAGATGGTTGGCGCTGATGGTGATTATGGTTTTGAGTATGGCGTGAGCGAATGGTATCACGACAGTAACGAAGTTGATTTGGCGGATTACGGTATTACGTTTACTGGTACACCACACGCAACAGATGAAATCACGGTTTCGTATATTGCACCAAAAGTTACGTTTGAACGTTTGGCGATAGAACATCCAACATATGTATTTGATGAAATACAACAGGGCGATGGAGAAACAGAAGCAGCGTTTGTACCAGTACCGCATTTTGCCAATCGTACTGTGTGGATTAAATATGGTGACGATTTATCTCAGTTCGTAAAGGTTACATTGGATGAGAATGGTGATATATCGCACGACATTTACACTGGTGTATATCTGCCGACAGCGAAAAAGTTTGCGGTTGGATTGCCAATGGTATCTGAATTACACACACAGCCAGCATTTGGGCAGAAGATCGAAGGGCATCAGCAACAGAGTTTGTCTGTGTTTGTGCGATTGAATAAATCGGGTGCGTTTGAATATGGTTGCAGTGTGGACTTCGACAAGTATTTCAAATATGATATGTGGAACACGCAACAGGAATATAGTGTGGCGCATAGATTATACACTGGTGATATCAAACTAGATATACCGCTTGGGTATGCTGAAGCACAAAATCAGGGTGAAGGCAAGTATCCGAATGACACAGCGGTTGGGTTGAACATCCGCAGTGATTCACCAGAACCATTGAACATATTGTCAGTACAGGAGATATACGTATGACGTGTACATTCCGTAAGGCTCGGCCAGAAGATTTTCCAATTCTGTTAGAGAATTCTACGGAGAACGGTAAGGTCGACCAGCGCGTGATTGATGATAGCGTAGACATTCGAGTGATGGAATGTGATGGCGTGCCGATAATGGCTATTGGTGCGATAACGTATCCGGGTGAAGATATGATAGACACATTGGGCATATGGGGGATATTCAGCAAAGACATAAAAAAGCACACAAAACAGGCGG